CTGAGATTCACACTGAGACAACACTAAACCGTTGAACCTTAACCAGCGTAATGGATAAGGGGCTGAAGGCCTAACTTACGTTAGGAGGTGGAAGGTTTGTCAAATTTGGCAGAGAACCGCAGTTCATTTATCGTTCAACCCTATAGGCGTAAATACCTTAAGGATTATGCAGCACGGATGTCTAAGGATAATGTACAGACACTCTGGGACGATAATGTAGCCAGTGTATTGGAGGAACAAGGTTTCACGATTCAGGAGTCTCCTCGCTCCGTCTATAGAGTCGAGAAATTGTATGAAGCACTGGCCAAGTATGAGCCCGCAACTGCTCCATCCGTTGATATGAATGATGCAAACATTCGTAGTGGAGTTAATATGGCTTATGCTTGCTTCGCTAAACCAAAGGGTTATCCAGCTCTAGATCTAGAAGAGTTCACACCTGACCTTGTGTGGAAGATTACCTCTAATAGAAAGGGCTCCTCTGGTTTAACCGCTTGGGGTCAAACTAAAGCGGAATCTTACGTTCGTGCATACGAGCGTGGATTGCAGCAAATATCAGGTGAGAAGCGACCTGAACCTTGTATTGCTTTCAAGCGTACCCAGTTCAATGATAAAACTCGACTCGTTTGGGGTTATCCCTATGCGATGACAGCAATTGAGGGGTTATTTGCAAGACCCTTGATAGACAAGTTTAAGAATGGCACCAGTCCCATGGCCTTTGGGATGAATACAGGCATTCTCGGAACGAAGCTCAGGATATCTTCTTATCATAAGCAATGGGCTTATTCTGTGGACGTTAGTTCATTTGATTCAGCGATAGCGGGTGAACTAATACGTGCAGCGTTTCGCATTCTTGCAACTTGGTTCGATCTTACGCAAACTGAACCAACATCCGGAGTCACCTATTCCGAAATTTGGAAGCAGGTCGTTGATTACTTTGTGCATACACCTATTGTTATGCCGGATCTTAATGTGTACAAAGGTAAGAAGCATGGCGTGCCATCCGGGTCTTACTTCACGCAGATGATTGACTCAATCGTGAATGTAATGATAGTTGGCGCTATTTCGCGGGAGTTCTCCCTTGACGTCGGGGAAGAAGATGTGTTCGTGCTAGGTGACGATGTTCTGTTTTGGTCGAACAGAAAGGTTGATCTGGACGATATCGCAAGATATGCTGCACGCATTTTCTCAATGAACTTCAATGCATCCAAGTCGGCAATGTATTCCTGGGATGAACCGATCTCATTCCTTGGTAGAGTGTGGATCAATGGTCTCCCAACATTGGATGAAGAACTCATCTTAATACGTATGACTCAACCTGAAACGTATCGGAGGTATTCCCGAGAAGTTGCAAAGAGAGAGAGAGAGGTTAGGATATTGTTATTATCCTATGCCGCTGTCTATCAAAATGCATACCGAATATTTTGGCGAGCGGTCAATGGTATTCACCGATGGGACAGAGCGAATGCGGACATCGAACGTTATGTGTATGATGGTATGTCTGTTAAGGAGTTTTGGAATAAACTACCTGACCATTTGTCTGGATTGCTTAGATATCAGGCTAAGTATATATTCCAGGACGACCATAGAGGGG